AGGGTGATCTGCTCGGTGACGTCCTCATTCCCGCGCGCAGCCACGCGGGTGACCTCGCCCACGATGTCCATCCCACCGCCGGAGGGCGCGAGGTCCGTCCAGGTGGTGCCGTCGCCGATTTGGATCTGCATTTACAGCCTCCGCGCGACCTCGCGCCCAAACGCCCGCGCAACATCGGCCAGCTCGAGCCCATCACCGACGTTGCCGACGCTGATATCGATCTTCACGTCGCGCTCTCCGGACGAGCCGCCAACGCCGATCCCGGGCATGGCATACGCCGGGGGCTGAAAGCTCCCCCAGTCCGGCATGCCTATCGTGTGGATGTCCTTCAGCGCGGCCGCGACGCCCATGAAGGTCTGCTCCAGGGGGCTGGGCGAGTGGCGGACGAGGAAGTCGGGCAGCTTGAAGTTGGTGACGCCGCTTGCGAAGTCGTCGAACAGCTTTTTGACCGTGGCCAGCAGGCTTTCCACCCAGCGAAGACCCTCCTGGAGTGCTTTGAGCGGGTCGTCGATGAACTTTTTGAGCTGCGGGTTAAGCACGCCGATGGCGGCCGTAATGGCCTTCCAAGCGGGCTCGATATTCTCGGACAGCCACTTCCAGGCGGTCTTGAGCGCCGGAACCAGCACGTTATCCCACAGGCCAGCGAGGATCTCGATGTTCTTGCCGACGATGTTTCCGAGCAGATTGGCCAACGAGCCCAATGTCGGGAAGAGATTGGCGTTGAGCCAGTCCCACACTGCCGTGAAGGCCGGCAAGAGCGTGTTATTCCAGAAACCCACCAAGATATCGACGGCGATCGGCACGTTGACCGATAGCCAGGTGACGATATCGGACAACACCGGAACCACTTTCGTCGCGATGAAGGTGCCAACGGCCTCGAAGGCGGGCTTGAGTGTGGTCTCCCAGAAGGTCGCGAGGGCGGCAATGGCGATCGGTATGTTGACCTGCAGCCAGGTCCAGAGCTGCGCGAGCGCCGGTTGGAGCGTCCCGTTCCAGACCTGCGTCAATGTGTCGCGAATCCCGCCAAAGTTTGTCGCCCACGCGGCCGCCAGAAGGCCCACAGCCGCTACGATGAGCACCACGGGCAGCGAAATGGTCGCAAGCACGGCCCCAATCGCCACGATCGCGCCGTAGATGTTGGATGCGGCCAGAATCACCCCGATCGCCGCGAATGCGGCCCCGATTCCGGTCAGCACCCCCTCGATCGTGGTCCGATTCGCCGTGAACCACCCGAAAGCGTCCTGCACAACCCGCGCGATGTCGTCGAATACCTTTGTCGCATCCGGCCCGAGCGTGGTCGTAATGACCGTGCGCAGGGCGGAAATGGGCTCAATCCCCTGCTCCGTAAGCACCTGGAACAGTTTTATCGCCGAAAGGGGCTTAGAGATGGCGTTTCCGATGTTTTCGAAGAACTTTGCCGCCTCGGGCGACTGCAATTTGGTGACAATCCCATCCAGAATCGGCTTGAAAGCAGTGAAAAGCGGCGTGAATACCGTCCGGAGCGCGATGTCTTTCAGGTCCTGCAGGCTCGAAAGCAAGCCCGCAAACGTGCCGGATTGGGCCTTGGCGGCCCCGCCAAAGTCCTTTTGGACGTTCGAATTGAACGCCGCAATGAACTTTTCGGCGCTAACCGTGCCGTTTTCGACGTCTTTGAGGTTGACGCCCATCTTGGCGAGGATCTCGTTTGTTCCCACGCCGGCCTCGGTGAGCTGCAGGAGCTCCCCGCCCATCACCCGGCCCTTGGCCTTCATCTGTCCCAGCGCCAGCGTGATCCGGCCCATGGTGTCCCCGGATGCGCCGTTGGCGGAAGCAAAATCGATGACCGACTGGGTGAGTTCCTTGGCTTGATCGGCCGTGAAGCCATAGGCCATGGCCTGTTTGAATGCCTGGGCGACGTCGGTGCGTGTGAACGGCGATTCGATGGCCAGCTTCTGCACCCAGCCGAGCTGTTCCTTGACCTTGCCGGCCGCTTCGAGCTGAGCCTGGGCCATCGTCATGGTCTGGGTGGTGGTGGTCTTGAAGGTCGTGACCATCGTGCCTGACTTCTTGTCGAGCGTGGCAAGCTCGCCGGACATGTCGCCGTACTTGCGGCGCATGCCCTCGAGCTTGTTCGTCTGGTCCTGGATCTCGGCCTTGGAGTGCTTGCCAGTCGCGATGTACTTGGCCAGACGCTCTTCGGCTACCTTGATGCTGGTCTGGTAGTCGAGCATCTTGATCGTCAAGTCGCTCTGGGCGAGCGCCTCTTTCTCGGTCAGACCGCGCTTAACGGCCCCAGTTGCGATCGACTCCACTTTCACCGAGTTGTTGAGGATCTCTTTCGCCGTGAGGGCCGTCAGGCTTGCCCCCAAGCGCTCGTAGTCGGCAACGGAGGCCACGGCCTCGCGGCCGGCACCGGCCACGGCGGTGGCCAGGCGGGTGATGCCCGTCGCGACGAGCTGGCCGGCGGCGATGGTGGCCACCCGAGTGAGGCTGTCCCCCATCCGCTCAATGCCGGCGCCCACCCCACCCAGCCCGGTCGACAGCGAGGTGGCGTGTTGGCGCGCTTCGCGGACCCGGTCTGCGTACTCCGAGATGTCGGCGGTGAGTTTGACCTTGAGGGTGGATAGGAGGCCCATTTACTCTTTCTGGTTCAGTCCCGCCCAGGAGCGGAACCGGTCATAGAGCTCTTCTGGTGTCGGCGGCTCTTTCTCGCGCGCGATGAAGTCAGCCGGCGAGATGTCCCGGCGCTTCTTCGGATCCTGATTGACGTCATAGATCGCCTTGGCGACGATGCCGGCGTGCAAGTTGTCGCGTTCCTGGCCAAACGGCTCGAGCCCGTAGTAGGCCATCCACTCGCTGAGCTCCCGCGAGTCCATCCGCGCCAGCAGTTCTCTGACCGTCATTCCGAGCGCCAGGGCCAGGCGGAACGCGAAGCGCCGGCCCGGACGCTCTTTCAGTTTTTTGCGAGCTGCTCCACATCCGCGCCCGTCAGCCCCGACAGGCGCTGCGCGACTTCGAACAGGCGCGTCACCACCGCGGCGCTCTTGGCGCCCAGCGCGTGAATGTCGGCATCGGAGAAGAGCCGTTCGCCGGCCTCGTCGCAGATCGCGCGCGAGCACAGCTTGGCCCGCACGTCTTTCATGTTGACCTCGATCTGCTTGCCGCGCTGGACGGTGAGCTCCTGCTCGAACGCATCCCGCTCGGTGGCGGTCAGAGCCCGCACAAACACATCCCCGCCCCACTCGGGGACGGTCACCTGCTCGCGAGGCAGGTCGTCCGCCGCCAGAATCTGCGCCTTATTCAGTACTGCCATTGGCCTCCTGTTAAGTGATCGTCGGGGCACCCGACGGCTGGAAGGTGACTTCGGCCTTGTAAGCCTCATCCTGTTTGCTGATCCGCTTGATGGACTTCACGTGCGCGGCGAACTGGATCGTCTCGGCCGCGCCTGGGTCGATGATCTTCATGTTGACCGTCGCATTCGAATCGAAGGTCGTCTTGATCGCCGCGTGGGTGGCCACGCCCGGATCCCACAGCAGGGTTGCGGTGAACTCGCCGAGCTCACGCTTGCCAGAAGCGACATAGGCTGCGTATCCGCTCGTCGCCGAGTGCGCGGTGGCTTCCTCGATGGATTTCGACTGCTCCGGGAAGTCCGTATCGAGCACGTTGACGATCGACACGTATGCCGCCGTGATGTAGATCTGGAGGGTGACTCCAAAACCGCCCTGAATGGCCATAGTGCCTCCTTACGGGGTGACCGTCGGGTTCGCCGACGGCTGGAAGGTGATTTCGGCCTTGTAAGCCTCATCCTGCTTGCTGATCCGCTTCACGCTCTTCACGTGCGCGGCAAAGGCGATGATCTCGGCCCCGGCCGGGTCCTGAATCGACATGTTGACCGTGGCGTTGGCCGCCAGCACCGTCAACACCTTGGCGTGGGTGCTGTCCGCCTTATCCCACAGAAGCGTGGCGGTGAACTCGCCCAGCTCGCGCTTGCCCGAGGCGACATAGACCGCGTATCCGCCCGTCGCGGAGTGCCCGGTGGCCTCCTCCAGCATCTTCGACTGCTCCGGGAAGTCGGTGTCAAGCAGGTTGGCCGTTGTCGTCAACCCGCTCACGTCGATCTTCAGAAGGACTCCAAAACCGCCCTGAATTGCCATCGTTTCTCCTTAGCTTTCCGTGTAGAACACAGAAACGTCCAAACGGACGGTCGCGCCGTCCTCATCCGCCAGCCCGTCCTGGTCGTTGTCGACCACGATTCGGTGAACCTTCACGCCCGAGAGCGTGCCCTTGAATCCGTGCAGCCGGGCCCGAATGGCGCCGGCGAGTGCCTTGGCGCTCGCATAGCTGGCCGCCTGGCACGTGATCTGAATGACCTGTTCGGTCAAATCGCTCGAGCCTGAGTGGATTGGCTCGCGATTGGCCGAGATCGTCTGATACGCCCAGGCCGGCATTGCGGCCGTCTCAGGGATCAGCTCGGGATACCCGCGCGTACTGGCAATCGCGGTGACCGCCGCAAATGTCGTCAGCTCGGTGTAGATCGCCTCTTCGAGAGTGGCCATTACCGAGACTCCAGTAGCGCGTCGAGCACGCGCTTGAACACGTCTGCGACTTTCTGCGCGATCGCATCGTTGTGGCCCCGCACCGCATCACGCAGGAACGGCTGGGCCGGCATCGGGCCGCGATCGACGACGCTGAAGATGCCAGCCCCGAACTTGACTGCCCT